AGCCACCGCCCGATGCCGTCACCGTGCGCAGCGGATCCGCGACATCGAACGATCGGCTAGCCCTGGTGCTGGTGTTATCGACGCTGATCAGCGCCGCCGATTGCAGCGCGATCTCGCCGCGATGCGCCCCGGTAATGGTCCGGAACGGTTCATCGACCGCATGGGCTCGGTCGCCGCCCTGATGGGTAACCGGCAGCAGGCTCGACCCGACCAGCATCTGATGTGCGCCGCCTGCGGTGATAGTATGCGTGGGCTCATCGACGGCGGTGTGAGGCTTGCCGCTGTTGCGCATGGTCATGACATGCGGGACCACCGCCGCCATCTCGCCGCCCTTGGCCGTCGTGATCGTGCGTAGGGGTTCGTCGGCCGACCAGGCGCGGCCCGGATTCCAGCTGCTGTTCGTCACCGGCACGATAAACGGGCGCGCGCTGTTGACCACATAACGCATCACGCCGGCGGCGATCCTGCGGCATGTCGCGTCCTTCAACGGCCGCTTGCGATCGAAGATGCTGGGGCACGGCAGCATCCAGTCGATGCACTCGGCAGCGGTGCGCCAGGGCAGCAGCTTGCCTGCCACCACATCGGGCGAGCTGGGCTTGCCGTGTGTCGGCGCAGGCCAGACGATCGGCAAGCCGTCGCGCCGCGCGATCAGGAACAGCCGCTTGCGACTGGTCGGCACGCCATAATCGCATGCGCGCAGCTCGCGCCACTCGACCTTGTAACCCTGCTTGCGGATCCGCCGCACCCACAGGTCAAACTCTTCGCCGCGCCGCTCCTTGATCGGCTTGCCATCCTCGTCGAGCGGCCCCCACTGGCGGAACTCCTCGACATTCTCGAGCATGATGACATCGGGCGCGCCCCGCCCGCCCGGCGTCGCCGCCTTCAGCCGCTCGATCCAGTGCGGCACCACGTGCGCCAGGTCGCGAATACACTTGTCGCGTGGCTTGCCGCCCTTCGCCTTGCTGTGATGCTTGCAATCGGGGCTGAACCAGACCAGCGCCACGGACCTGCCTTCGGTCGCATCGAGCGGATCGACCGAATAGATCGACTGGCAGTAATGCCGCGTGCCGGGATGGTTCGCCGCATGCACCGCGATGGCCGCCTCGTCATGGTTGATGGCGACATCCACCTTCCGACCGAACGCCGCTTCCAGCCCCGTCGAGGCCCCGCCCCCGCCAGCGAAATTGTCGATGATCAGGCCGGTCACGTCCGCCCCCTTTCACACGTGCGGCAGACCAGCAGTCCAGGCGCAAGCCCACCCCTCAACTGGCCGCATTTCCTGCCGCAGTCATCACAAACAAGCACTGGGCGCGGGTTTAAGCGCGTCCAGACCAGGTTGTAGCTCAGGCCGGTCTCCCGACTGATTGCAGCATAGCTCAGCCCTCGCTTCTTCAATCGCTGCAACTCAGGATCCGGATCAGGTCGAAACAGGCCCATCACTCTTCCTCATCCAGCAGATTGTCGATCAGCACCGTTTCATGGCTGATCACGTCCAGAATCCGCGTCGCCAGCACCGCCACCGGCATGCCGCGCTGGCTGGCGATCGGCAGCAGCCGGTCACACAGCGCCCGATCCAGCGCGATCGTGCGCGTCACCGGGCTCATCGGCGTGTCCAGCTCGTCAAGGCAGGTCGGGCAGACGAACAGCTGATGCCACCGCGTCAGCGCATGGTGCCCGTGCCGATGGCACCGCCCGCAGGTAAACTTGGTCGGCGGCGCGTTCATGCCGCTTCTCCCGTCACCACAGGCCCGAACTTGTCCGTCTGGTTGCCCCAGCATTCCCAGCCTGGCCGCTGCTGCCGGGCAAAGAGCTCGAGATATGGCCCGTCCACCAGCGCCTCGATGCGCTCATACTGGCAATCGGGCTTGCGGCTGTGCTCCCGGCGCGGTTCGATGATCGCCTGCCGCACGCCCTTGGCCCGGCGCGCGGGCTTGCCGCGCGTGAACAGCAGGCACGGCTCCACCTGCTTGCGCGTCCAGTAGCCGAAGCCCATGCGCGGTTCGGCAATGTCACCGGTGAACAGATCGATCTGGTTCGCGCCGATCATCCGCTGTTTCAGCCAGTAGAAGGCATCGGTCTTGAAGGCGAAGCCCCAGGCCCGCGCCAGCGCGAACGATTCCTCCAGATGGCTGCCCACCACCCACATGAACAGCGCGCAATCCTTCGCCGCCAGATCGCCGACAGGCAGCGCCGCCATCTGGTCCAGCGTCATGGTCGAGTAATGATCCTCGGCACAGCGGTGCGGTGTCATCGTCTCGCCGCTGTGCGTCTCGAACGCCCAGGGCGGATCCGCGAGGATGCAGCCGAAGCGACCAGCCATGTCGGGTGAGAACACACTCATCTCGCCTGCCATCCCAATCCCGCGCAGATCTGCGCCCAGAGCGATTCCGCCCGGTAAATGCTCATCTTCAGCGTCCTGGCCGCGCGGGCGATGCTGCCGTGGCGCGCCACCAGGTCGGCCAGCGCGTCCATGTCGCGTTCGTCCTTGCTGGCCACCGCCCGTTCAAACCCGCATCGGCATCAGCACGCAGAACCGGTCCTCGGCCTTGCTCCACTTCGCCGGGCCCTGCGCATCGCTGAACTGCACCGCGGCACTCTCGCCGGGCAGCTGCGCCAGCACATCGGCCAGGTAGCGGGGATTGAAGCCGATCTCGCACGGCTCGCCGTTCAGGCCCGCATGCTCCAGCGTCTCGCTCGCCTCGCCCGATTCCGGGCAACGCACGCTCAGCGTGATGTCGCCCGTGTCGATCGCCAGCTTCACACCGGGGTCCTTGCTGGTGTTGATCGCGTTGACCCGCGCCAGCGCCGCTTCCAGCGCGCGCGGGTCGATCGAACAGCTGTTCGGCGCAGATACCGGCACCACCCGCCGCCAGTCCGGGAAATTGCCGTCGATCAGCTTGGTGACCATCACCGTCTCGCCGCTGTCGATCCGCATCTTGCCCTGCGCCAGCGCGATCTCGATACGCGCCTCGCCGCACAGCCCGGCGATGATCGGCACCGCCTTGCGCGGCACGATCAGGCTCTGGTCGATATCGGCCAGCGGCTCGCTGCCATCGGGCGCGGGCAACACGACCACGTGCAGCCGGTGGCCGTCCGTGGCGGCCAACACCAGATCAACTCCGCAGCGCTCGATCAGCACGCCGTTCAGATAATAGCGCGTCTCTTCGCTCGACATGCCGGGCTTCACATGCGCCAGCGCCTCGGCCAGCACGCTGCCCGTCATCTCAAACTGCGCGGCCCAGTCGGCGGTGGCGATGAACGGAAAATCATCCACCGGCAGCACCGGCAGCGTAAACCGCGCGCGGCCGCAGGCCATGGTGATCCGGCCCTCTACCAGCGACAGCATGACCTCGCTTTCCTTCGGCAGCTTGTCGACAGCGGCTTTCAGCACCCGCGCCTGCACCGTCGTGCCCCAGCTGCCGCTCGCATCGGTGACCGGCACCTGCCGGGTCAGCTCGATGTCCAGATCGGTCGCCGTCACGCTCAGATGCGTCTTCGTCACGCGGATCAGCACGTTCGAAAGGATGGGAATGGTGCTCCGCGCCTCGACCGCTGCGATGACGGTCGCCAGCGCCGCCTTCAGCGACCCGCTGGGCAGGCTCACCACCTGTGCCGACACGTTCTCACCCTGGCTTCCTCGCGCCATGATCAATTCCCCTTCGCATTGATGGATTCGCGCATCGCCTCGGGCGCCAGCGCGCTCGCGATGTCGCAGATGCTTTCCGAATATCGGCGGATGAACAGGTCGGCCCCGTCGCGGTCCATGGCCCCACGATCGGCAAACTGCCTGACTTCGTGGCACTTGGCAGCGGCCAGCATCACGATGCCGAGCGCGTGCAACCGGGCGGCTGTCGCCAGCGCCTGATCAACTTCATCGTTACTCCACCCGGTGCCTTCCCACAGCGGATCAGGCCGCTCGACCACGGGTAAATCCCAACCCGAGGCACAACCCAGCGGCTGCGCCTCGACATCCACCGCCAGCCCCTCGGGCCGCGCCGCAATCATCCCGCTGCCGCTCACGCCACCATCTCCTCGATCGACCGGCCCAGTGGGCGGCCATATTTGCGTTGATGCTCTGCCGCCTGCTGCGCGACCCATTGCGCGCGGCGACGCTCGGCTTCGCCCCGGCGTTCGGCCAGCGGATCAAGCAGCGGGGGAGGCGGGGGATCATCGACGGTGCGCGTCTCATCGTGCACCGGGTGGCCCATGCCGTCGGGATGCTCCGCCATCACTGCGCGGAACCGATCGGCAGCCTTGATCGTGATCAGGCGCGGCTTGCGCAGCCATTCGATCAGATAGACGCTGGTCCGCCCGGTGGCCGTGGCCAGGCGCCAGGGCGCCGTGCCGGTACGCTCCAGCCAGGCCTGAACCTCTTGCGCGACAGCGGCGGTCTCTTCGGCCGTCAGCTTGTCATTCGCCAGCCCGACATCCGCCGCCACGATGCCGCCGGGATGCCTCTCCATCACCTCGGCCAGTGCATTTCTGGCAGATCGCAGCATCCCGTTGCCGCGCTGTTCCACCGATCCGCGCACGGATGCGTGCACATTGGCCATCATGCACAGATGCGACCAGGCCGTGCCGGTGCGCATCGTCCATTCCCTCGCTTCGGCGATAAACGCCAGAGCCTCGACGTGATCGCAATATTTCTCGGGCGACCGATCCCGCCCACCACGCGCCGCCATCAGCCCATCTCCCGCACCCGCGCAGGCCGCGCCGCCCCGTCCACCGGCGCCGTGCTCGCGCCGCTGGCGGTGATCGTCACCTGCCGTCCATGAATCCTACAGCTGTGCGTCACGCGGATCAGGTCCGCCCGCGTCAGCTTGTTGATCGCGTAATCCACCGCCTTGCGGCTGTTCAGCGCCAGCATCACCGCAATCTCGTGACTGCTGGGGCACACGATTCCCGCCGCCGCCGCGCGGGTCAGCAGCGCCAGCACCCGGCCCTCGACCGTGCCGTCCAGATCCTCCGCCGTGCGCAGCTGCGGCCGCGACCGCTTCAGCCGAAGCGCCCGAACCGATTCCGCACCCATCACGCGCCGACCAGCACGCGGCTGCACCGGCGGCTCGCGACGCCGCGCGACATATTCCAGCGTCCGCCCCTTGCCGTGCGTCACCCGGCGCTGCAGCAGGATGACCTCGCCCTCGTCGGCCCATTGCCGCGCCAGCTTGCCCGCCGCCGCATCGCGCCCCAGCGCGGGGCCGGTGGCATAGACGATCTCGTCGCCCGGCGCGGATTCCTCCAGCCAGGCCGCCATCCGCGCGACATCGGCATACAGCGTCAGCGGCCCGATGACGAACCGCGGCTCGCCCGCACCGCCGGAAACAGGGGCCAGCGGCTCAGGCATCGCGCCCCTCGTCGTCCTGGTCATCTTCGGGAAACAGCAGCATCGGCCACAGCACCAGCCCGCCGATCATCACCGCAATGTCGCTCATGCCGATGGGCTGACGAAACACGTCATCGCCGCGAAACGCGCACCGCAGCACGATCGCACCGCCAATCAGCCACCCGGCCACCAGCCCGATGATCGTACCAATCACCATGTCCATCACTGCGCCTCCTCTGCAGGCGCGGCGCTGCGCGGCTTGAGCTTGTACCGCGTCTGCTTGATCCCCAGCGCCGCGTTGCCACGCCAGAACGCTTCGATCTTGCGCCACTCGCCGTTGATCCGGCGGCGATGCGCGCGCACGAAATGCAGCGGCATCATGTCGGTGCGGCCACCCTGTCGTCCGCCGGTCCAGGACTTCTGTTCGCCCTCGCCGACGCGCAGGGTCAGTTCCGTCCATGCCAGCAAGGGGAACGATCCATTTACGCGCAAGCCGAGCCGCTTGGCGACAGGGCGGGAATGATGAAGCTTGCGCTGGGGGCAAAGACCTGGGCCGTTGATGAGTGCTAAAAAGGCCAGCAAAGTTAGGCCGAATCCGGTGTCGCCATTCAGCTGCAACCGATCGTGCAGTTCTTCTGCAGGCACACCCAATTGCACCAGCGCATCACGCCTACGATGAATTCGCTGAAGCTCGATCGATGCCTCAGCACCCAGCATGAGAACATCTGACCGGGCTGCACCCTCAGACGTTGCAATAATGCACTTTGCGCCTCCGCGAAATTCAGAGAGTAGCACACCAATACGCCGTCCGTTTACAACGCACTCTAGCCACGTCTTTGGCGCAGGTAGAAAAGCCAGTGACATCTCAAAGTCATTAGCAACCACCATCTCGACAACCATTGCTTCAGCGATCGGCATTGCCTCCGACACATCGAAACAATGAACGTCATCTAATGCCGACAACAGCGACGCTTGATCATCAAAAGTCCGCTGCGCCACTGGCAAGCGCTTCTGCTCGAATATCTGCATTGCCAACGGGGTCATCACCGCGCCTCCCTGCTGTCCCGATCGACCGTCAGCGTGACAGCCTGCTTGAGCTCCACCGCCTTGCCGATCAGCTCGTCGATCTGCCGATGGATCGCGCTTTCCTCGCGCGGCGAAACCCGGCCATCGCCCAGCGCGCGGTCGATCTCGCGCGCCACATCGCCCAGCTCGGCAGAAAGGTGCATCACGCCCGCGCGCAGCTCACCATCGGTGCCGCCGGCATCGGGCAGCGGCACGAACACCCCGCCCGCCAGCGCGCACATCGCGCGCGTCACCTGCGGCCATCCCGGCGTGCCGTGCGTCACCCGCTCCAGCGCCGCGACGGCGTTGACCGGCATGAAATAATCTTCATCGTTGATATTGGCGTATCGCCCGACGGTGCTCTTGCCCTTGCCCAGCAGGTCCGCCGCCGCCTCGATACCGCCCGCCGCGCCCACCAGATCGGCAGACGCAGCCTTCAGCCGCTGATCGCGCACGCCCAGGGTCATGCACCTGCCTCCTGCACGCCGCAGCCCTCCGGGGTGACGCTATGCGCGGCCGCCACCCCTTCGGCTGCAGGCGGCATGAGGGCACCGCCGGCAACTGAAACAACCTCGGGACATTGCGGGGAAATTCCGTCGCAGCTTCCCGATGACGATTGATCCGTTCCGGATGTATCCGGGGTGCATCCACCGGCACAGGAGGCCCGCGCCATGCTCACATCCCGGCTCAGCGAAGCGGCATCGATCCGCCCGCCAGAAAACTCCTCGATCCGCAGCGCGATGCTTAGCGAGCAATCGATCACGCCGCGCTCGATCTGGCTGAGATAGCCCTTGCTCGAAATGCCCAGCTGCTCCGCCAGTTCGTCCAGCGTCAGCCCCAGCTCCTTGCGCAGCGATGCAATGGTGATGCGTTCTGTCATGACGAACAGTTCGCACAATCTAAACATTCAGGCAAGAGCAAAAATTCGGGATGTGCCTGCCGACATGCAATGCCGGTGTTCGTACAATCGGAACATGGCAAGACGTGGCATCCCGAAAGACCCGCCAATTTGGTACCTGCGCGAATGGATGCGTACCATGGGCGTCGAAAGCCAGGCCGAGATGATGGATCGCACGGGCTGGTCCAAGGCGAAGATGAGCCAGCTTTACAACGACAAGCAGGATTTCAACTCGGTGGTGCTCAAGGAAGCTGCGCAGGCACTGAACTGCGCCCCGCACGAACTGCTCCTGCATCCGGATGACGCCATGCGCACGCGCCGCATGGTTGCCGGGCTCCAGGCCGCAGCAGAAACCACCCTGCCGTTTCGCG